CATTAGCAGCAGGCAGGCCAGCTGGAGTTCCTGTAACTGAAACATTAATGATATTTTGAATAGGTATAGACATAATTATTCGCTTTCAATTTGATTAGTAAAATTATCATAAACAAGAGTATCTCTCACTTGATTATAATGTGTAAAAATAGTAATATTTAAGGTAGATCTAGTTAATATGCCTTCACCCTCTAACACAGAAGTATTAGTTCCTCCAATAGGTGGAACGGACGCTATTTGGAAAAAATATTCTTCTTGTTTGTTTCTTGAAAAATCAGAAATTAAAGCTGCTACTAATTCTTTTTCCCTAATACTTGCGCTGTCATCTTTTGATCTAATATTTATAGCATAACCTTCTTTATAATTAGTACTTATAATCTGTTGTTCTGTGTCAGGATTAAATCTATTGTTGTTACTCATTACTATTGAAGTTGTAGGCTCGATAGTAACAAAAAGATTAGGCGCATTATTAGGGTCAAGATCCTGATTGTTAATATATATTTGATCGTCATTTAGCCCCATAAAATCTTTTATTATATCTGCTAAAATTAATATTGGTCTCCTATTCATAACTTTCTATTATATGATATTCATAAAAACCATTACGACTATAGTTATTTTTATCCATAACTTTATATTTTTTATCATCAATTTCTATTTTATCATTAGTATTGATTGCTATTTCTGCCCTTGTATGTATCATAAACCATTTCCAACTCCTAGTCTCAAGAGGCTTTATATTTATTTGTTCAGCTTTTAAAGGCTGTATAACCCCCTTAAAATTGATTATTTCTTCTGTTCTAACATTTTGATAGTCAACAACGCTTGTCGTTATCTTTATAAGCTCTATTGGCTCTGACCAGCAATTTAAAACAAAATCAACTTTAGGCTGTCTCATAATTAATTATTTCTTTTTTCAACTTTACTAATTACGCTGCGCCTTAATTGACTAGGTCTACCGATCAATATTTGCGAGCTTCCTTTTTTATTAGCAGTAGCCTCTTTTATTGGCTGCCAAGCTCCAAAGCCTCCACTTTCAAAAGCTTCTTGTACTATTGATTCTCCATAAATTCCGACTAGTTCTAATATTTTTTCAATTCCGTTTTCTTCGTTAATATATTTATCTATTATTTGCCCTACCTTCTTTGTTAGTTCCTTTCCTTTTATGGTTAAAGGATCTAATAAAAAAGACCTACGAGGCAATTTTTTGGTTAATACTCCAAACTCGTGAGCCGCCCCAATATCTGCATTTGTTTGTCCCGTTTTATCATCTCTTTTATTTTTATCACCAAATATCCCTAATTTAGCTGTTAATTTACTTTCTTCTAAATTTTTTCTTATCCTTTCTAATCCCTCAATATTATAATCAATTTTAACATTGGCATTAGGCATTAGTTCCTCCTGCAATAACTTCCATATTACCAATAGTTCTAGGCCTTATCATATCAATATATTTTCTGCCATAAGTAGTAGTTGCATAAAAAACATTACCAGATTTTAAATAATGATCTGGTATTGTGGAGCTAACTGACACATTGCCAACACTTTTACTATTTACTAAGCCAGCGTCAACATTCCCTCCAGAAATTCCGCCAGCACTGAAATCATTTACTACGAAGTGAGCTGATAAATATAAGTAAGCTAATATCTTGTCTTGATCGCTGCTAAATAAAGCGCTGTTAAAATTGATACAAGCCTCTGCATAAGCATTAGTTATGTCAAGGTCGCAAACTGAATCAAAATTAGATATAGCTTTCCAATCATTAGTATCAGTAGGTAAAACTCCCACGACCCCATCATTTAAGCACTGATAAAACCTTTTATTAAGGTCATAAAAAACTTGGTCACCTGTATTATAGGTAGTTGCAATATCCCAAGTTGCAATATATTTAAAATCACGATTTGGATTCCAAAATTGACTTTTGAAATCTTCTGGCGTAAGTGCTGTAATGATAGGATCTGTGCAAGCCATAATTACTAACTAATTAATTATTCCTTATCATCAACCTTATCAGAAGCCTTTTTTGCTTTCTTAGCTTTTTTAGATGCTTTATCAGCAGCCTCAAGAGCTTTTTCTGCAATATCGTCTAAGCTAACAATATCTTTATACCTTAATAATTTTTTTGCTTCTGCTTCTTCAAAGGCAATAGTATCGTTAGGCTTAAAATATCTGTTACTAGAAACTACATAAAGCTTCTTTGATTGATTTTGTAAAGTTATCATAATTATTTATGTTTAATTAATATTAATAGCTGAAATATAGCATTTCTTTAGGTCTTTTTGCAATAATTCCGCTAAATTGTGCATAACATACGCTTTCAAAGTCAAAGCCATTGCCAGTACTAAAAGAAGTAGAAGTGTAAGGGATATTTACATTCATTTCCATTGTATCAATATCTTTATTATATAAAGCGTATCTAGTTTCACCCAAGTCGTTTTGAGTAGTATCACAATAAACACTAGCAAGAATCTCGAAGCCAGGATTATTAGTTTGTTCTCTAAATGCTTTTAATAAGAACTCAAACTTAGTTACTAGAGGTTGAGGGGATGATGAATCAAAAGAACTTGATAAGCCTAATTTGTCTGCCTCCGAAATAACGAAAGTATCAGGGAAAGCAGTGTAATCACAATTTAATCTATAAGCTGCGATTAAATCACGAGCAATTGCATTTAATTCAGTTGCAGTTCTAGAAGATAAAGAGCCGACAATAATTGAAGTATTATTTGCAGCGCCTTGATTGTCTAAAGTTAAAATACCATCAACTTTATCTAGTCCGGATATACCTAATTGAGCTACTTTTTGAATTCCGAGATCAAAGTTCTTTTTAGAAGCTCTTTCTTTTTGTTCAATTAATCTAATAGCGCCGCCATTATTTGCAGCAGCTTGTCTGACTTCAGTTAAAGAGTAATCTAGTGCAGCGTGCCAGAAATAGAAAGGCAGATTTATCGCATCATAACCTACATTAGTTTTGGGTTTTCTAGCAAAAGCACCATGTCCACTAATACCTTCTTCAAAGTTTCCGCCTAATTGAAAGTTTTGATAATATAAACTTTCTGATTGATAAGCGCCAAAACCAGTCACAATAGGAGTAAATAAAGCAGGATCTAAAGTATAAAATTTTTGTTCAGTTACTTCTTGCTTAACAGCTGTTAAAGTATCAATTTCTTGTTGAAATCCAGCAGGGGCAGCATTCATTAAAACATTGCCTTTTTGCTCTTTTGAACCGCTAGGTTGTACAGCGGAAAGTATCCCGTTATGACTGCCATTCTCAATAACAGTCATCATATTTTTTAATTTGTTTATGTCCATAATATTTAAAAATTTAGTTTATATTAATTATTTAGTTTTAATTAATACTCTGATTAAGTCACCACCTGCGGCGGCATCGTCTAAAGAAGTTCCAATTAAAACCCCTCCAGCACTCAGTAGATCAACTCTGTTGTCATTTGTAATCTCAAGACTATCGCCTCTTGCAACGGCTGTTTTTGCTTCCATCAGCATTACTGAACTTGTAGAGGCAATTCTAACAAAATCTCCGGCACTATAAGAATTTTTTGCCGATTCATAAATAATAAATCCGAAAACATCATCAGTATTAGAAGTTGCTCCATTAACTATTATATCAGAGCCAGCAACACTTGGGGCAAGTTTGACTGCGCTTGCGTTAGTCAAAGTTCCGACATATCCTGGATTAATTTTTGCATTAAATATATTTTCTTTTGATAGAGCTAGAACACCCTTCTCAAGAGACATCCCGAACTGGTTTACATTTTGAGTCATAATTTATTTTAATTTAATTATTATTTGCTAAACATATTCTGACCTCTTTCAAGCATTTCAGATAAACTAATTCTTTTAGGCTTGTTAAGGTTAGAATTCCCATTTTCATACTTAATTCTATTTAAATTAACATCGTCACCTCTGCCATTCTCAATAGAATTTTTCATAGTATTTCCTTTTTTCTCTTCTTCTTCGTTTTCTTTTTTGTCCTCTTCCTTGTCTTCATTTTCTTTTTTGTCCTCTTTTTTCATTTCCTCATTCTCTTTTTTGTCTTCCTCTTTGTCCTCATTCTCTTTTTTGTCTTCCTCTTTGTCCTCATTCTCTTTTTTCTCTTCTTCATTTTCTTTTTTGTCTTCTTCGTTTTTCTTCTTGTTTTTCTTGTAAAAATTAGCTAATTCACTAATAGTCATTTCTTCGCCGTCAATATCAATTTTATCATCGCCATTAGCGTATTTACATTTATTAGCTTTTTCCTCTTCCTCTTTTGCTTTCTTTTCTGCCATTGCGTTTTTATAATAAGAAATCATTTCAGATACTGGCATTTCTTCGCCGTCAATTTCAAATAGGCTATTTTCTAGAGTAAGTTCTTTAGAATCTGTTTTTTCTGATTTAAATTTAAAAATATTCATGATTTTATTTTTTATTTTGTTGTTAATAGAATTTTCAAGAATAATTGAATCATCATAACGAGGAGTAGGCACTAGAGCTATATGTGTAATTACATCATCTTCTCTAATATCTATAACTTCGTCATCATATTGAACGGCGTTTTTAATACCGCCCTCTTTTTTCATGACCGCACTATAAGCGCAACTTGTACTGAAACCTTGATTAATGGCATCAATGGCTTCTTGTGAGTGAACTGTAAAATCAGCCCACGCCCAGCCGTCTTCCATATATATATTGCTAACATAACCAACTATTTCTTGTTGTGCTTGCTCTTTTGATACTTCTTTGTGTTCTATTACTATTTTACAGCCTTTGAATTTTTGCGCTATCATAGGCAAGTTGTCTGGTGATATGTAAACCATTTGATTCTGTTCTGGGTAGTTTACTACCCCTGCTTCTAAAAACCTTGTTTTATAGGATTTTGCCGTTAAGTTTTGAGTGATTGCGTTTGTTTTAATTGAGTTTTCTTCTTTCGTTTCTTTTTCAATGATTCTTTTTGACCAAGTAAGAATAGCAGAATCACCGCCCCAGCCTAGCCAAGCAACATAGCCATTATCTCTCCAGGGCTCATCTTTAAATTTTGGGTTGATTGTTTTGTTTTTTTCGTGTCTGCTAAATTGTGACATTCTTTTAATTGTATCTAGGCTTAAGGGGTCGCCGCTTGCAATTTGTCTTGCTCTTGTCCAGCCAGTTTGGGTCATTCCTTTTACTTCGTCTCCGTGCTTTTCTTTCCATTCAAGAACTTTTTTAGCTGCCGATTGCGCAGATTTAGGGGGGATTTTGTCTTGCTCTGTTAGCCTTGCCATGTAAAATGTAAAAAAATATTACTTTTTTTATTGACAATTAAAATTAAGCATTATACTATAAATAACGAGTAACCAATACCGTATTTATTAACTTAATTTTAATTTAAAAATGACAAAAAAGTTTAAGATTGGATTTAGAGTTCTATTACAGGAATAGCTATACAATTGCAGCCATAATCTTCACCAGGATTATTTCTAGCCCCAGTTTCAATGTTAGTAATTGGCGGATCATCATAGCTAAAAATTTTACCATTTAAAGCTTTATGATCTGGCCTAGTTCTAACATTGGAAATTGACCACTTGTATTTAGATATACCTGCCTTATTATATTTTACCTGTTTATATTTAGAAGTCAATAGCGAAATTTCTTGTTTAGCCAAAAACTTAGCTTTTTTCTGGCTTACATTAAATCTTTCTTCTATTATTTTGGTAAAATCTTTTGCACGAGTGCCTGATAACACTATATCCTCAGCTTTTTGCCGAAGGATTTGGGTTTGTTCTTGAGAAAAGTTTTTAATATATAATTTTAAATTGTTAGTATATTCTTTAGATAAGAATTCAATCTGACTTTGTGTGAAACTAACATTAATTCCTATTTTATCTGCAACAGTTTCTTTGAATTGAGTATTAATATCAGCAAAAACTTTTTCAAGAGTATTGTCAAAATTAATATTTTTTGTTGCCTCGTCAATATTTAGGCTAATCTTATCTGTTGTTATTACTAGTTGCCTTGCCATTTGTTTATAGCTATCTTCTCTTTGTGCGATTGCAACTTGTATATTGACAGGTAAATTATTAATCTCTTTTTTGTAGCCTTTTATTCTTTTATTAAATTTAATACCTAGCTGTTTAAACTCTTTTGATATAGCAGCATTAAATTCACCAGTGAAAATATTATTGCCATATCTAATCCTGCCAGATCTTATAGCTTTAAGAATTGCGCTATTGTCTATATTGTTAAAAAATATTTTTCTATTTTCTTCTATAGACTTAATCAAAGGAGCAAATAATATATCATATAAAATAACCTCTATTTGCTCTTCTAGCTTCTCAATTAATTCAGGATTGTCTTTTATTGGTTCAAATTGTTTCATTAAGATATTGTTTGTATCTCACTAGTATCTATACAGCTAATTACTAACTCAGTCGGCGTGCCGCTACTAGTAAAAGCAAGATAATTTGGTATGCCATCAAAGACCTCAAGAGAAACTTCAGCGGATATTAAGGCCATTTTATCATTGATATTAGCAAGGGTTAAGCCTGTAGGTTCTTCTTCAGAGCCATAAACATTGACAGTTGCGCCAATACTTGTAATTCTTGGCTTTAATGCTTCACTTAAGCCAGAGGGTACTTTTATGATAGAAGAATATAATTTATTAATATCTATTGATGCTTGATAATTTTTAAGTGTCATTTATTTAATATTTTAATTTGTTAATATTTCTTCGTAAGATTTTTTCTTTTTAAAAAGATTCTTTACATTAAGAGAGTTTTGTCTAACTAACACGCCGTCCTGCGAGGCAGGTTTAAATTTTTGTGATGGTGGAATTGGGAAATCTTCTTCGTTATCTGTTTCTAAATCTGTTACAAAAATATTTAATTGGTTTAACTCTTCTTTTACTTCTCTTGAAGTGATTAAACCCCTATCATATAATTGTAAAATAGAACTTAATTGCTGAGCTTTTACTCTTTCTTCTTCCTCTGCGCCTAAAATCCTTAACGGGTAGTAATCAATTCGCAAATCATCTGGTATAAAATCAAAAAGCTTTTTACATATTAATTGCAGCATTTGTATAATGATGTAATCAAATTTGCCCCTATACTCACTTTCTATCATTGAATTATAATTCTCAATATCATCTTCACCACTATTAAAGCCGCTAGAAGATAAGCCAAATAATTTAGTCATTGGCATACTTAGATCTGCCGCAATTCCTATTCTTATTTGTTGCAACATTTCTGATAATCCTGCGAAGTTCATTTGTTTTTGTTCGTAATCGTCCTCTTGATCTTTTACAATGGCGTTTTGATAATTTTTTACTTGGTTCATCATTTGCAAGTTTTTAGCCAATTTATCCGCTCCGCCTTCTACCTGTAAAGAGCTATTAAAATCTTTAATTCCGTAAACATCAATTTTAGCCTCATCAAGCATTTCAAATATTAAATCGTTGTTTTTAATGTATTGATTCAGCGACCTAATAACCTTTTCAGCAACTGACATCCCCCAGCCTCTTAAAGTTGGCCTTATTAAAGAGGGAGCAATTTTGCCCTTTGATAATAAAATTCTTGATCTGTCTAAATTAGTTCCGTAATACAT